GTATAATATTCTCTGAGAGTTTGTATAGAGGGTAGTAGATCTCTTTTGAAAAAATTTGATCTCTGTACACAGGATCAGAGGATGCGTTATACCTAACGATTGCATCCTCTGTTTCTTGCGTAAAATAATTACTATTTTTTACCGGTTTTGCCATAGTCTTCAGGAAGACGGAAGGCATTAATAGAGTCTTGAATTTCTTTCATAAAATTAAAAAAAGTTCCTACTTCATCGTCGGCTCTAAAAATACCTTTCTCATCTATTTGTTCGATGTAAAGTTTAGATTCTTCTATTGTTAACGAAACCTTTCTTAAATATTCTATTTGAAATTCTATAATATCCTCTTGCTTAGTTACCTTCCTATGTAAATTAAAGGTCGTATACCCTAAAAGTAAAGAGGCTGTTCCTAATGTTATTAATACAGATATCATAGTCTTGATTTAAATTAACTAAGCTTATTTATTTTTCAATATACTCTTTTCAATATTAGCAGCTAAAAAATCTGCTTGATGAAGGATATAAGTAATATTAGACTTCAATCTAGAGTCTGGATTATTAGATAAGTAGTATGGTTTATTTACATCATCGTATAATCCATCGTGAAGTTTTATAGCTAGATATTCTTTCTCACTCATCGATATTCCGTAATGCTGGAGTATGTATAGTGATCGGTCCTGGATTAGCATAAAGCTTAGATCTTTATTAGGAGTGTAAAGCTCACCTAACTTCTCTTGTCTCCATTTATCTGTAGAAGGAATATAATTAGGCTGTCCTTTTAATCCTATTTTTCCTAGATCGTGATTAAGAGCAGCAAAAACCAATTCCTCATCTGTAAAGTCAATATCTGTTTTCATTTCTTGCCAAAGAGCTTTAACCTTTAAAGCACAGTGAACTACCCTAATCACATGATCAACATATCCTCCGGGAAAAGCATTATGAAAAGCAGTCTTACCTGAAGCAGGAGCCATAATCATTTCTTCGGAAAGATCCTTATACATATTAAGTAAAGAATCTTTACGATGGCCTGTTATAAATCTATCTGCTATTTTTAGGTACTTTTCCCAATTCTGTTCTATAGCTTCTGCTGTTAAACTCATTAGTCTTGATGTTCCGTATTAAGCAAAGTACGTAAATCTCCTATCTTTTCTAAGATAAAACCTACTTGATCGTAAGCTTGATCTAATTCATTCCTACGAATGAGATAGCCTACCTTTTTTACCTCTGTTTCGAACATCGTTAATTTTGTTTCGAATAAATCTTTATTTCTCATGTTATCTTTTTTATTACTTGTTTTATTATTTTTAATTTTTTTATTCATTATTTTAATATATTTAGAAGTTATGAAAAAAAACGCAGAAAAGCAACTCTTATATCTTAACACCTTTCGCCGCGCAATTTTTATATATAGAAATATTGTTTCCTGTAACCTGTCTCCACCGTTTGCCCTAACCTTACCTCCTGTCCAAATTCTATTCATAAGATCTAGTAATATACGGGACTTCCTACGGAAAACAAAGCACCTACCTCTCTTATTTTGTCAAAAGCAGTTAAAGGATCAAGTTTAAAAAATTCTCTCTCCCCTCCTCGATCGGAAGAAACCCTAACTGTAGAAAAGAATTGATGAACCTGCTGTTCAATTTTAAAAGCAGTTTTCGGCAAGACAGGTAAAGCGAACTTCGGTACCCATTCAAAAACCGTACCTGCAGTGTTAATCCCTTTCGCTCTGCTAAGAACATCTTGCGTGGTAACACCTATCTTCACTAGATCGGGATACCCGGGATTAACCATGACATATACGTATTCTGTGTCGTTCTTGATTCGTAAAACTAAATTCTTATTTTCTATTGCATACACATATGTCCAGCTAAATTTACCTTCAGAGCTAGGGCCCTTCTCAGGAATCTCTATAACGTACCTGGCTGAGAAATAGTTCAAGAGGAGTTCTGGGGAAATATGTGTGGCTTTGGTTTGAAGTGCTTGGAAGTTATCCTTCCAGCTCTGGTTAAGTATCCCCGATCCGGTCTTTGTTTTAGACCGATCGATTATCGTAATTTTTCCCTCACTTTCCCATTCTAGGGCAGTTTTGAGGTCTAGTTTTTCTCTATACATCGTCTTTACTATATAAGTAGAGTAAATAGATCAGGCTTATTACAAGAAAAAAAGGCCAGGTAGCTATTAAAAGTATGGCTTGGGAGAGAGTAAGAGGATCGGAGGACTTAAAAGTCCTGATACTATAGTCAAGTAGTATTGTGAATAGAATGCCTACAGTATAGTAGGCGAAGGTCGCCTGTAGTGGATCGTATGTCATAACTATTTGTTTTATACCTTAATATACGAACTTAAACGGATTTTTTTAACTTTTTTGAAAGAAAAAGATCAGAATATTTTTTTACTATAATGCATTTTTCGTATAGTTCCTGTTCTTCTAAAAAAGAAAGCATTTTTGAAAATGCAAAGTAGACTGCTTTTTGTCCGAATTCGTCTAAGATATCTACTAGGGTGTTATCCTGTAACTCCTCAAGTCTCTCCAAGTATCCTACAAGAGTAAGGAAGTACTTAAGCTTGAGAGATTCCCTAACAGATTCATACTCTTTTCTAAAACTTCTTTCGTATATCTGATGAATTAAGTAGTAGTTGGCTACTCCCCTAATCACCATACCTAGTAGTATGAAAGGATTCTGTAAAGCATCTTCAACTCTATACTCCTTATAGAGCTCTTCATCTCCTACTGAGAAAATACTGAACAGGTTATCTGAGTCTATCTTTTTCATTTATAATACATATATATGCTTATTATAGAGAAAATTCTCCGGAAAAAAAACTGAGGGTGGTTGGAAATCTGTACAAAAAGTTATATATTAAAACCATAAGGGGGTATAGGTGGTGATTGGGTCTTGGATAAGACTTGCTAGGTGGTACTTAGGATGGCTGTTCTACTGAAGTAAACCGGAAGTGAAACCGGAAGAAAAAGATGGCGGGTAGAAAATTCTTAACTATATCTTAGTATATAAATATATACCCCCTTATATTGAATTTTGTCAGAAATATGCGATTCAATGTGGGCCCTAAACCTGACCGCCTACCCGTTTGAGGGAACTAAACTAGCAAGTTTATTTCAATCTGCCCTCACTATGATCTCAACTTGATCTCACCTTGATCTCCTATCTCCCTTCTATACCTAAATATAAGAAGAAGGAGCCTAAGCTCCAACTTTATTTTGAGATTGTTTTAATTCTTCTTCTGCTTGTTTCTTAATACGATCTGCTTGTACCTCCTCCCAGGCATATACAGACTCTATAAACTGTTCGAAGAGATCTTCTGAGAGAGTATATTCTGTAGAGTTATTATATCTTGAGACTTCTATTGTCCATTTCTTTTTGGTTACTCCTTTAATTGTGTAGTTACTTGTAAAAGTCTTATCTTTTTTTGATCTGCCGTAATAAAGAACAATCTTTGCAGGCTTACTGATTAAAGTATCTTTATACTCTCCTGTAGAATAATCCCATTCTAACTCCTCTGTAGTTTTTAGAATGTATTCTTTGCCTACCTCTTTGTATTTTTCTTTAGTTTGGACTTTGATTAGATTTTCAACCCTTAGAATTTCACTCTCTATTTTCTTACAGCTTGACCAGATATGGTTCAACTTCTTTCGTTCTCCTTGAATTTGAGGATAGAATATAGTATTAACAGTTTCGTTTATTTGAGACAAGGCTGATGCTACTTGTCCTACCAAGTTAATGTATTGAATATCAACTTCATTACCCGGCCTGATTATAGTTGAGTAATAGTTTAATGAAACCTCAACCTTATCTGCCGCACAGCCCCTATCTATGTAGAGGTTTACTCTTCCTACTGCCCGATCTGGATGCTGGATATAAATTGAGCTATCATTCATAACTGCTTCTAGCCCGTGATCACTTTTCATTGCCAAGTTAAAAGCTTTTTGGATCTCTTTAATAGCCGGTTCAAATATCTCTACTTCGTATGCAGTAGCTGCTGTCTTTGCAGATTCTAATTCGCTTTGTAGTGATTGTAATTCTTCTTGTAATGTCATAACCTTTTTTTTGTTTTAATTTCTATACCTAAATATAAGAAGAAAACCCCGAAAGGCCAACTTTATTTTAACTTAATTCAATTTTACTAAGAACATACTTAAGTAGTATCTCATATTGTGTTAGAGTGTAGCTCCCTCTCTCTGCCCTAAGTTCTCTTAACATCTTCATATAGACATCAAATTCTGTTTCTAAGGCCTTAGAGATAACTTTTTTATCTTCTAATTCAAAGCGGTCTGGAGAATAGTAATCTTCCTCTCCATCATCGTTTCTTACCTTGATGTGTCCAGACAGAATAAAGTCAGAATCCGATACCATTAACGCTTCGTAAACTTTTTTCTCAGTTAAAGGCGCACTGTAGTTGTTAATGCAAACTACCCTATCACCGGTTTTAAATTTTGTCATAACTTTTTTGTTTTAATTTCTATACCTAAATATAGAGTTTTAATTTGATTTCAGCAACTTTATTTTAATTTAATTTAATGTAAACGGAAGGTGGGCCGTATATAGAAGATAAGCTTTAAAGAAATTAAAGAAGATGCTGGGAAGGTTGAATATTAGCGGCCCAATACTACATCAAGGTAACTTATCTTACTAATGCAATCACTTCACAGACTTATTGGACCTGATCCAACTATCTTATGAGGATAGAAGTTTGGAATAGATTAGACAGTTATTCTTTCTGTTCCAGCCACAAAAGGGAAAGGCCTGTCTAGAGTTAGAGCAGGCCAATCTTTGCTCTGGATGGAGTGAGAACGAACACCTAGAGACTTAAATAAATATTAGGAAATATACGATTAGTAATTTAGATTTCCAACTATAATTCTCATTAATGACTAAGGTTCTCACTCTTATGTCGTTGTTATATATATAAATAGCAAGTAATTTCCATTACAAGCATTGCTCTTTATTTATCTTATCCTGATAGAGACTATCTACCCAGGCCTGCTGTTTAACAGAGAGAGTTCTTTTCATCTTAATAGAAAGTAAAAACTCTAGTTCAAAACTATTCAATATACTTCTACTTTCTAGTAGCTCCTCTATCTTAGAGCGTCTCTCAGCAATGATCTTTTCTCTAGTAGTAGGATTAACCTTAACCCTATCAGATAGTCTTAGTTCCAACTCTTTTATTGTATTCCTAAGTTCTTTAATTTCTTTTTCCTTCTCAGATATTCGCAGTACAAGCCGCTTATTAGCTAACTCAAAACTCTTTTCATTCATAACAAATACTCTTTGTTATAAATAGCAAAAAAACATCTAAAACATCAAAATCTACCAAGTATTTACTTCTCTTTTAAGTCTTGCTTGATCTTCCTTAGAACAAGATCTACCCTTAAAAAGTACAAACCTTATAACATACCCTGGATCTTCTTTTAAGATATCCTTAATGTTCCTTCCGGCATAAATTCCCATATAGTACTCTCCGTCTTCATTCCAAGGTATCTTTGTTTTTACTTTTACTCCTTTGTTCTTTCCTAAAGAAACTAAAGTTGATAATACTCGAAGTAAGTTACTATCTGAGGAAGATTTTCTAAGTAATTCTGAAAGTACATAATTTAAATCTATTCCCCATGTTTCTAATTCCTCTGAGAGTCTTTCTTTATTCAGTAATATGTACTCTAACCTAGACTGTATAGCATTCAGCTGTCTAGTATGAATACCTTCCTCATACTTAAGATACCCCTCCACTGAAGTATCCTCCAGCATTTTGAATAGTTTATTTTGATCCATTCTTTTTTATTTTAAAATCACATACTACATAAAGATCTCATCGAACTTATTAATATAGTAATTTTTACCCATATCTTCTACCTTATCCTTATCCTTATCCTTATCCTTATCCTTATCCTTATCCTTATCCTTATCGTAAGACATCGTGGTCTCTTCTACGGTATCGTTGGATATACCTACGACATCGTACGACATCGTGGTCTCTTCTACGGTATCGTTGGATATACCTACGACATCGTACGACATCGTGGTCTCTTCTACGGTATCGTTGGATATACCTACGACATCGTACGACATCGTAGTATTTTGTACGACATCGTACGACATCGTAGTATTTTGTACGGTATCGTACGACATCGTAGTATTTTGTACGGTATCGTTAGAATCCCTACGATTAGATTCTCTTAGTACAGTTGTCTTTCTTGCTCCCTCTACCTTATTGGCATAAGCCTGTTTATCCCTATCTAAAGAAAATTTAATAGTGGCCCATAACATCTTTAATCCTGATGTATTTAGGATTGGTTCTTCTCCTCTGTTATAAAGGAATAGATTTTTTAGGAACTGAGCTTGTTCCTCTACTGTTAATAGTTCGAAAGAGTCTTCCCAACTAGCATAAACTAGAATTGATTTTTTCATAATAAAAAAATCCTTTCAACAAAGTACCGGATATCACCTCGGTACCTTATCAAAAGGATTAATATGTTATTGATGAATTGCTTAAAGTGATATCCTGCAACTCTAAATGTCTTTTATATAAAAAGCAAAAAAATACCTAAAAAACCAAAACCCACAAGGAAGTTATGACGATCCTTGAGGGCCTGGCCGCTAGTAAGAGGTTATGAAAAACTTACTTTGCTATAGAAAAAAAACAAAAATTAAAGCAGGTCTAGCTGTACTGATTTTAAATCCTTTACAGGAATGATTAGTATCTCCTTATTCACCTTCTGTACTCTAGCTAACTTCTTATCTCCTTCTTGATATCCTAAGAACATTGCTAGAGTACCCTCTGATATCGTGTATATAGCCCCAACCATCGGAGCTTTTATTTTACGTAAAGCTGGATGTTTCGGGCTATATTTCCAAGTACTTCTTAAATCTCTTTCGTATGACATTATTTAAATATAAGTAATTTATAGGATAGATACAACTTTACTCTTTGATCCTTAATGTTTTTACGTCGATGCCTAATTTCTCTGCTATTTCATCCATAGTCAGTTCCACTATGGGTGTAGGTGTTGCTTTCTTATATACGGTAATTCCTTTTAGTAGTGCAAATACGCTGAAAGGTATTTCAATATGTTCTGGTGAATTTAGAGGAAGAACCCAGGCTTCCCAATTATCATCGTAAGAGTATAATCTAAATCCTATATTAAATTCCTGAACCGGTGTATACCCTTTTCCACCAAATTTAAAGCCAACTGAGATACAATGTTTTTCATAGGCTTCTAATTCCTCTAATGAGGAAATACGAACAAATACTTCTGTTATAGGGTTAGGAACTATTTCTAAATCATCATTAGCTAATTCAAAACTACTTATATAAACTCCGTCTCCGTCTGTCATTTCTTCTAAAAATATAAAATCTAATTCCCAACCGTCTTCTATATACCTAGAAACAGTATAAATATTTCCTACGATCATATTATTATGAACAGAAGTAATATCGTCATGGTTCAATAATCTTACTTTGTCACCTACTTTGAATTTTTGCTTTTTCATAACTAAATGTTTTTGTTTTTTTTATTATAACTAAATATAGAACTTTAATTTGATTCTAGCAACTTTTTTTTAAAATAAATCTAAACATTTTATCTTATTTAAACCAAATTATATTTGGTGTAAAACTATACCATGGCAGGCTTTTATTTGGTACAAAACTACACCATGGCACTTTGGATTGGCACTCTCTCTTTACATATGGGCAAATTATATTTGGTCTAAGAAAAAAAAGATAAAATAAAGTTGTCTAGGAAGTATCTTCTTCTTATATTTAGGTATCAAAAGGAAACGATGATAGGCGCCTAATAGCAAGGGTGAAGAAATCAGACGTAGTTTGTTTTTATTTTTTTTATACAGTAAAAAAATAAGTCCCTTGCTCGGACTTACTTTCTAATTTTCAACTGTTTCTTTAAACTAATTGTAACTCTTTAATATACTCTTTTCCGTCATAATCCTGGATGCCTATTTTAGACATATAAGCATAAATCATATTAGAGACTAACCGATTATCTACTGTCTTCTTGTTTTCAGTAATCCAACCCTGATTCATAATATGATCTGCTGAATCCTCAATACAGATAATACTTCCTTGGATCGACCCATTATCTGATATGGTATTTTCAATTAGAGTTTCTGCATACTCTTTATGGAATACCTGGAGAGCTTGTGTTAAACCCCCTCTTTCAATTTGTTCCTGGTTCATATCTTCCAAGACCTTTCTAATGAATACCGGAATCATTTGATCTAAAGAAGTAGCTTGAGAGTAAATGTAGTGCCTTCCATTAAGTACGGTACCAAATTGCTTTTTCATAATCTTTTTTTTTAGTTTCTTTCTATACCTAAATATATGAATAAGGTAGGAAGGTCCAAACTTTATATGAACTTTTTTATTTAATTTATTTTGAAATAAAGTTGTTAGTTAAGATCTTGGTTCGTATCTTTAGGTACTTAGGAAGATAAGGAGGCGCCCAATAGTAAGGGTGAAGAAATCAGACGTAGTTTGTTCAAGGGATTTTTTTCTTAAGTAATCAATTAGGCCAGGCCTAGCGCCTGGTAAGCATACTAATCAAAGCTGCTCTCTCATAAGTATCCCAGCCCCACTGGTAAAGCTTCTGCATCTCCTGAGAGTAATTCTTAAAATAAGTCATAACTTTATCAGTATCATTATTG